TTAAAAGAACTTGGAGATGCTACCGATGACCTCATAGATATAAAGGATGCGTGATAGAGGGAACTCCTGTTCGTCGAAGTCTTCGCGGTTAATCGGTACGAAGCGGAGGAGTGACGGATCATCGGCGCGCCGGAGAATCTTGATGGTGCGTATTGTGTCGAGTACCACGGCATAGATTTCACCATACTGTATGTCATCGAGGGAGCATTGGCGTAGGGCTATGATGTCACCGTGATTTATTTTGGGCTCCATAGAGTGACCTGTGACATTGCACCAGAGGTCGGCCTTCTCGAAGCCCTTGATGATGATGTTGGTGGCTGGGACGGTGGTCTGGGAGTTGAATATCTCGCTGAAGCCTCCGAGGAAATCTACATCATAGTAAGGTGTGCCGACGGCTGGATCGGTGGTGAGGGTTGGGTCTTGGGTAGGAGTAGTAGGAAGTGTAGGAGTATTAGGAAATGTAGGAATGGTAGGAGATGCAAGCATGTCCCCCCTACCAGTGAGGAGCCACTCCGGTGATATGTCATCATACAAACTTAGGATTTTTTCTAATTTATCCGTACCAATAGCCCCTTTGTTCTTTAAAGACTTTCCGAAAGAGGCATTAGACATGCCAATACTGCGCTCAAAGGCAGATACAGCTATCTTCTTATAGTCTATATATTCTTTTAATCTTTCTACTATCATAGGATAAAATCTATATTGTTATGTTAAAAGTTTAGTTAAATTAGAAAATATCCGCATAATAATTTTGTTATATGTAGAAAATTTCCTATCTTTGCAGCGCATTAACGATGTTAATTGCGCGCCAAAGGTACAAATAATTGGCGAGAAACAAGAAAAATAACAGTTAAAAATAAGGAAATATGACAAGAAAAGAATTTGAAGAGAGGACAAACATCGACCTGAAGAAGTTTGATTTTGACATGATACATGACATATATATGGCATGTGGTGACAACATGGACAAGGACGAGTTTTGTGCCTTGTGGAAGGACGGGGATTTTGAGGAGCTACTCAAAAGGGTAACCTGTGAGAAGAAAATCACTGAGCAAGCCTACGATATGGCCATGAATAAAATTCAGAAGATGAAGGACGATAAGGAGCTTCAGAACATGGAAAGTGTGGAGTTCCTGCTTGGCAAGGCTGATGTTTATAAAGACACCGACCTCTATGAGGAGGCTGTGAAACTAATAGGCAAGAAAGAGGTTGTCCTAACTAAAGTGCGTATGGGACTGCCACTGTGGGAGGAGGATATGGAGTATATAAGCAATAACTTGAAATGATATGAAGGATTTAGATCTGTCGAAGCTCATGGAGCTTATGGAGGACGTGAAGGAGGCTGCTGGAAATATCCAGCTGGAGTGCATCCAGGAGAAGCCGGACTTGGGGAAGATATGTGAACTTGTGAGTGTGGGGCTTATGGGGCTAATAGGGCTACTACTGGTGATGTTGGATGATAAGAGTGATAAACAGAATATAAACAAATAAAATATACAGATGATGGAAAAGCGAATTTATCTTATTGAAAGCGACATGAAGAAGCTGCGCGAGATTTTTAGCGTGAGCCGTGTGACGGTGTGGAAGGCGTTGACATATAAGAGTGACAACGCTCTGGCACGGAAGATACGCTATGTGGCCTTGAAGCAGCTGAACGGCACTGCAAGCAAGGACCTGCAGGAGAGCGTGGAGTGCGAGACGAGCCATGAGGAAGTGACGAGGACTATGACTCAGACATTCGGTCCGCGGGTGAGGATGGTGTTTGACAAGGAGGCCAACATCGCCATGGTGTATGTTGACGGCAAGGAGGAGAAGAAGGTGGAGTGCAACGATGTTACCTCGTATATAGTGCTGCAGCGTGAAGTGGAAATGAGAGCTATGGCTCTGTAAGGAGGGTGAGATATGGAGTATTACGGTAGTTATTTATGTGTGAGTGCCCGGGAGCTGGTAGATGGCGGCGTTATGAGCGAGCCAAACTACAAGCAGCTGTCAGCCCGTGGCAAGATGACCGTGGTACGACGCGGTGGTGGTGCTACCGGTCAGTATGCTCTTGTTGCTTTTGACAGTCTGCCTTTAAAATATAAGGCAAAGGTGATGGAGCTTTATCCCGACGGTGTTTTAACACACTTGAAGGAGTGGGTTTGCAGTAACTACGAGCTTGACCAGGCTGCCATGACATTCTTCCACTCCCAGGAACAAGCCGGATTGTGCTTAGGACCGGAAAAGATAATGGAGTATGTTGTGAACGCGAGCGTGCTGAACTGCTGCATCAGGCTGTATGACCGTGCGGCAACCGCACAAAAGCTGTTCGGTGGCAATTATGACTGGAGCAAGATGGCCAAGGCTATTGAAATGCTCCGTGAAAAATACGGTCACACACTGCCTGCGAGCACTCTGAGGTTTCGGAAGAAAGTGAACGAGTATAAGGAGTATGGCTACGGATGCCTTATCAGTGGCAAGTTCGGCAACCAGAGTGCCAGAAAGGTGGACTACAAGACCGAGCGTCTGATACTTGGTTTGGCAGTATTGCCTAACAAGCCTTACAACAGCACCACTCATGAGAATTATATATCGTTTGTTTGCGGTGAGCTTGAGGTGTATGACCCCAAGACCGGTGAGCTGTTTAATCCTGATGACTTTGTGGACAAGAAGACCGGTGAGCCGTTGGAGTTGAGTGAGAGCACGATAGCCAACTATCTGAACAAGCCAAAGAACAAGCTGCTGATAGAGCAGAAGCTTAGCAGCTGGACAACCTTCATGCACGAGCAGATGCCACACATGCACCGTCATGGCGGTCAGTTCTCACTGTCGCAGATAACGATGGATGACGTGGACCTGACGAGAAAACTGAAGGACACAAAGCAGCGTGTGCATGCCTACTATGCTTACGATGTGGTGAGCCAGTGCGTGATTGGCGCAAGCTATGCACGGAAGAAGGATGACGGGCTTGTGGTGGACTGCTTCCGCGACATGTTCAGACTGATAGAAAAACATGGCTGGGGAATGCCTGCCGGCATCGAGGTGGAGAATCACCTTATGAGCCAATATAAAGACGGTTTTCTGCAAGCCGGTGTTGCTTTCCCGTTCGTACACTTCTGCGCGCCTCAGAACTCACAGGAGAAGTATGCAGAGCCATTAAACGGTGCAAAGAAGCGCAGCGTGATCCATAAGAATCATGAAGGTATCGGAAGGTTCTACGGCAAGGGCAAATGGCGTCAGGAATATAAGAAGGTTAGCGATGACACAAATGAACTGTATGAAGACAAGGAATATTTCAGCTGGGAACAGTTGGTGGCTGATGACAGACGTGACTCATGGGAGTGGAACAACCAACTGCACCCCAATCAGAAGATGTTTCCCGGTATGACGAGGTGGGACGTGTTGGTGGAGCGTGTGAATCCAGACCTGCAGCCAATGAACAAAATGACCCTGAGCCGATATATAGGTGAGAGGGTTGAGACAAGTGTCAGACGAAACTCGACAGTGAGGGTGGCATACGAAGACTGGTGGCTGAGCGACACGAGCGTGCTGGAAAAATTAGAGCCAAACAATTACAAGGTGACAGCCTACTACCTGCCAAATGATGAGGGAAAGCCAACGGATGTATATTTGTTCCAGGGCGACCGATACATTGACAAAGTGGAGAAGGTGGAGACATATAACCGTGTGATGGCAGAGCAGACCGACGAGGACGTTGCGAAGTATATAGAGCAGCGCAAGAAGGTGGCGAAGTTTGAGAAGTATGTGAAGGAGCATGAGATTGAGAGCGTGGGCGTGTGTGGCAAAAAGGACTTGTCGGACGTGGCGGAGGAACTTAAGCTGCCAACGCTACCAGACGAAACGGTGCCAGCGGAAACGGACCTTGAAGGCTGGAAGCCAGCCAACATGGGATTAGAAAACTTTTAGAATAACATTAAAACAGCGTTAGAATTATGATAACAGAAGCACAGAAACAGAAGATATTGGGTGCGATAGCAGCTAATAGAGTGAACTATCCGAGTGATGCGAAGCATGCGGCCTCCCTTGGTATCAGTACCTCCGTATATAGCACCATAAAGAACGGACAGACAGAAAAAGCCCTCAGTGATGCAAACTGGATAAGCATTGCCAGGCGTTTGGGCGTGAACCTGCGGACGGAAATGGAATGGAAGGCGGCGAAAACTCCGACCTTTGAGTATATTACGGCGCAGCTGGAGTTTGCGCAGCAGTCGAGCCTGTCGGCTATCCTTTGCGATATACCGAACATCGGCAAGACATTCACCGCACGGTATTATGTGCAGAACCATAAGAACGCTGTTTATATAGACTGCTCACAGGTGAAGACAAAGCTGAAGCTGGTGCGGAAGATAGCCAACGAGTTCGGTGTGGACAGCAAAGGGCGTTATGGTGACGTGTATGAGGACTTGGTGTATTACCTGCGCAGCATGGAGCAGCCTCTTATCATCTTAGACGAGGCAGGCGACCTGCAGTATGAGGCGTTTCTGGAGTTAAAAGCCATGTGGAATGCAACGGAAAGGTGCTGCGCCTGGTATATGATGGGGGCAGATGGACTGAAGGAGAAGATAAACCGCTCGATAGAGTGCAAGAAGGTGGGCTATACCGAGATGCTGAGCCGATATGGTGACAGATACTCGAAGGTGACACCGGATGACGGGAAGGAGCGTGAGGCGTTTTTGAATGCCCAGGCACGGATTGTGGCAAAAGTGAATGCCCCTGCCAGTGCTGACATTGCCCAGATTGTGAGAAAGACACGCGGCGGGCTGCGGAGGGTGTACACGGAGATTGAGAAACTTAAAATGGCAGGTGCGTGATGAAGAGAGCGTACAGTCCTAAAGAAATAGTGAAGAAGACCTACAAGACACTGCCGTGGGGCGGCCGTTGGGAGGAGGCGTTCGGTTTGCCTGAGGAGAACTCTACATGGTTCATCAGCGGTGCGAGCGCTGGCGGTAAGAGCAGCTTTGTGATGCAGCTGGCTCGTGAACTGACAAATTACGGTCAGGTGCTCTATCTGAGTTATGAGGAAGGATTAAGCCAGAGCTTTCAGGAACGGCTGCTGCTTTTCGAGTTGGACAAGAAGCAGGGAAAATTCCGCGTGGTGACAAGTGACACGGTGGAAGAGCTGACAGAGCGTTTGAAGAAACGGCACAGCGCGAAATTCGTAATCGTGGACTCATTTCAACTCTCTGGTTGGGAATGGCCGGAAACGCTTGAGCTTGTGAGGACGTTTTCGAAGAAGAGCTTCATCTTTATCAGTCAGGAGGCAAAGAGCCAACCTTTAGGCAAGGCTGCAGTGAGGCTCCGCTACCTGGCAGGCGTGAAGGTGCGCGTGGTGGGCTATAAGGCATATTGTCAGGGACGATTCAACAAAGATGCCGGAAACACATTCGTGGTGTGGGAAGAAGGCGTGCTGAGGACGAGCAATGATTTATGATGTATGGGGCTGCGGGACTTATGCCCGGCGGCAGAACCGCCGGGAACGGTGGCTTGTGGGGAGGAAAAACAAGAACGAGTAAATATAAAGATAAAAGCTATGGGAAAGAATGATGCGGGGACGATTAAGCGGCGGAACAATATCTTGTATAAGCTGCGGAGGAAGGGTGTGAGGTGCGACACGAGGGCGCGGGTGATAGAGCTGCCGTATGGGAGCGACCCAGAAGGCTTTGTGCAGGTGGGGAGGCTGCGGAGAGAATATCGGTTTAATGTTCAATTTGTAATAATATGAAGTATATAATATTTGAAGATGACAAGACGAGACTTAAGGAGCCTGTGATATTCGGGGACCACACAACACACTCGCAAGTGAAGGTGGAACGTGCCCATCCTGTGAGCGCCGGCTTTTTTACGATTGACGATGACGGTATTGTTTCCACTTACGGTGATGCGCAATCATTGGGGCTTGAGCCTAAAGACGGTGATGCGACTTTGCTGTATTATGTCCTTCAAGGTTTTGGAACAATTTATTTTTTTGATTTTTGAGATATGGATAAAAGAATTAAGAACAGATGTATGGACAGAGGGAAGTATCCTTTTGTGATTCCAGACAATTATGGGGAAGGTATAATGGGTAAAAAATATTATACCGATGTGGCGCAGAAACCACGTGAAGTGTATTTGAGAATAAGCACTTTTAGGGGGCTATGTTGGGACGCCCAGCATTATTACGGAAAGCTATATGCGTTCGGTGCTCCAATCAAGGAAATAGGTGGTGATCCCCAATATAGTTGCTGTGGCTACCTTGGGGAAGACCAGGCGTTATTCAAAGATGTTTCTATAGACATAGAGCTTTGGAGGGAAGTGACCGAGAGAGAACGTAAAAGTAATTGGAACCGATACGGGACTCACGACATGACAAGCGGCTGGTGTGATAAAGATGCACTCATATCCTTCGGGAAAAAGTGTTTGCCGCCCGGTTTTCCGGGAACTGGAAATTGAAAATTGAGGATTTGACAAAATAAATTTTAAAATGGGAAAGATTATGAAGATTATTATGAGAGTCAGAGAGTGGCTGCGGGTGCAGCGTGAGGAGAGAAGGAAGCGCAGCGCGGATAAGCGGCAGAAGGAGTTAAAGCGTGAAAGTATGCGGATGGTGCAGGTGAAGGAGTTCGGCGGCGTGGTGTATGTGAGCTATGACGGTGTGCCGCTGGTGGATGTGAACAGTATTGTGGATAGTATTCCGGAGGCTCTGGATGATATTCGCGCGACGTATGTTGAATGGATGGAGAAGGAGCGGAGATGAGCAGGAAAAGACAGATGATAGAGCTGCTGGCACCGTCGGTGATGCGGCTGGAGCGGCCTGAGAGGTTCAAGATTGACGGTTTTACATGTCCGGTCTGTAACGGCAACGGCTGGAGCTGGCACGAGGATGACACCTCCATAGACGGGGACCGCTACGGTTGGGCGAAGGTGTCATGTGCGACGTGCGGCGGCACTGGAGAGGTGGTCGCTGAGGTGACAATAAGCTGGAGAGGTAAACATGGGAAGGAGGGATAGTATGAAGGTTTATATCAGCGGAAAGATAGGCGAGGATGTGCTGAGTGATGCCACCAGGGAGAAGTTTGCCAGGGCAGAGAGGGAGCTTCGCGGCTGGAACTTCGATGTGTTTAATCCAACAACGAGCGGACTGGGGCACCGGGCAGAGGAGCTTGCCCGACAGAACGGCACGGACTTCTATACTGAGATAATGAAGCTGGACCTGGAAGAGCTGCGCTGGTGTAATGCAATCTATATGCTGCGTGACTGGGAAGACAGTCCAGGGGCAAAGGTGGAGAAGGCGGAGGCTGAACGGCTGGGGCTGGCGGTGTGGTTTGAGACGGGAAAGCAGATTATGAATAACGTTTAAAATGAATGACATGGCACAGGAGGTGGAGAATTTTGCAAGGTTTTATGCGCTGCTGAAGAAGCTGCCGGGTGCGGACAAGGAGGAACTGGTGCTGGAGTTTACGGACGGGAGAACGAGGAGCCTGCGGGAAATGAGGGCAGTGGAGTATGAGCGGATGTGCAGTGACATGGAGCGTGTGGCAGGCTATGATGAGCGGATGGAGGCATTGCGGAGGGAACTGAGACGACAGCGTAGCGTGTGCCTGAAGCTGATGCAGAAGATGGGGATAGACACGAGCGACTGGGCGCGTGTGAATGACTTCTGCCGGGATGCGAGAATTGCGGGAAAGGAGTTTGCAAGGATAAGTGCAAAGGAACTGGAGGAGCTTGCCGTGAAGCTGCGAGGCATTCAGCGGAAGGGAGGGCTGAAAAATGAAGAGAGAATAGAAAGGAGGGAGGAATGTGGAGGGAGGAGCGGCACAGTTATTGTGATGAGGGTTCCTGAGGGGACTGGAAGCTGACGGGGAATGCCCGACAAAATCGGACAGAACAGTGGCTGAGGGGAAATGAAGAGTGAAGAATGAAGAATTTTTTAGTAATAACAATTAAAAAAATGAGAAAATGGATATTAAATTATCAAAAAAACAGATAGCTTATTTACAGCATATCTGCAAAAAAGGTTTTGGCGCATATAGCCAAGAGGTTCCAGAACTGGATGAAATGGTTGCATCTGGTTTGTTGGAGAAAAATCCCATTGGCCCTTTTGGGGAAATAGGTTATCGTCCTACCGAAAAGGGACGTGATTTGGTGAGCTCTATAAAAAGTTTGTTTAATTATTAAAAAAGAAAAGATGGAAAAGATTAATTTGCAGGGGCTGAGCCCTGAGGAGAAGAGGCAGCTGCTGGAGCAGTTGCAGAGTGAGGAGAAGCAGAACCGTCAGGACAGGCGGGAAGCGTATGAGGGGCTACGTGCGCAGTTTATGCACGACGTGTTTGCACGTGTGGAGCAGATAGTGGCTGACGTGAGCGGTTTCAAGGCGTGGATTGACGGTGAGAGCGGGGCTTTCAAGAAGACGATGTCGGAGTACGGTCAGACCCGTTTTGACGGTCAGAAGAGCTTTACTGTCACTGACGGCGACCTGAAGTTAGAGATATCCAGTCAGCAGGTGAAGAGCTTTGACGAGCGCGCGGATATGGCGGCGGAGCGGCTGATAGAATATCTGAAGGGGTATATGCAGAAGAGTTCGAAGGGTGCCGACGATCCGATTTATCAGCTGGCGATGACGCTGCTTGAGAGGAACAAACAGGGCAAGCTGGACTATAAGAGCATCAGCAAGCTGTATGAGCTGGAGGATAAGTTTGACAGTGAGTACGGCGAGATAATGACGATGTTCAAGGAGAGCAACGTGGTTATGGGCACGGCGCAGAACTTCTATTTCTCGAAGAGGGACAAGGACGGTGTGTGGCGCAGGCTTGAGCCGAGCTTCTGCAGGCTGTGATATGTTGGGGCTTATAGGGCAAATGAGACCTATTTGTTTACGATGTTAATTAATGAAATTTAATTAGGCAAGAAAATCCGCGGAACGTTTGGTGTTTCGTGGATTTTTTCATATTTTTGCAAAAAAAATTGTACAAAGCACGATGGTAAACAAGAAGCGCAAAGGGGAAAGCTACGCAAAACGTGTTGCCGACATCAACCTGATTTATGACACATACGCGAGAACGGGACTGTCAAACCGTGAGATATGGAAGCGTTATGTGTATCCGAAGTTTGGTGTCTCAGAGCGCACCTTCTATAATCTGCTGAAGGCATCGTCGAGTCCTCACCTGGTGGGGCGTGCGGAACTTGTTGCAGAGGGCTTTTTGTTTCCTGAACTATTACTCCATGAAGATGAAGTCAGAGACCCGGCATATTATAGGAAGAATCCTTAAGGACATTCAGGTGGAGATGTCCGACGAGTTCGACCGGAACTTTGAGCGTGAGGCATTTTTCAGTGAGGCGTGGCAGCGCAGGAAGAGCCCGCTGCGCCCCGGCGGTCATATACTTGTGGACACAGGCCGACTGCGCCGCAGCATCCAAAGCCGTACGACGGAGGACAGCATTACCTTCTTCACCACCGAGCCATACGCCGCAATACACAATGACGGCGGCGAGATTGTGGTGACGGAGAAGATGAAGAAATACTTCTGGCGTAAATATTATGAAACCACTGGCAGTTTCGGACGCAAGAAGAACGGGGAGCGCCGCAACGACAAGCGCACATTACAGTTGAGTGACGAAGCCGAGTTCTGGAAATGGATGGCACTGAAGAAAGCCGGCACAAGCATCAAGATACCCCGCCGCCGTTTCCTCGGCAATAGTCCTGAGGTGGAGCAGGCGGTGAGAAGCATCATCGAGGAGAACCTGACCGAGTATATAGAAGAGGCAATAAATTTTGAAATACACGAGAAATGAGAAAGGAATTATACAATGAGATTTGCGCTATTATGAGCAGTCTGTACAGGCTGCACGACGGGACTGTGTATGAGCATAAGAATAAGGACGAGGAAGTGCCAGAGGGCGCAGAACGCATAATAAAGCACATCGACCTGTGGAACCACAACGTGGAGTTCATCGAGCAGGAGGAGAACTGGGAGCGCCCGGCATTGTTTGTGGAGTTCTGCCCGATAAGATGGAATGCGATAGTGAACGGCGTGGAGTACCGTGCGGAACCAGAGGTGAAGCTTCATATAGTTACAGACTGGCAAGGCTCCGCATCTGCGGGAAGTGACTATAAGGAGGAAGCCCTTGAGGTGTTTGGCCTGCCGGAGCTGATACATGAAAAACTGTCGTGCCTGGACGGCGAAACCTTCATGGAGTTTGACCTCGTGGAGAGCCAGACAAACCACAACCATGAAGATATTGTGGAGAACATTGAGGTTTATTCATGCGTTGCGATAAAGCGTCTTAAACATTAAAAAGAGCCTTAAATTAAAAAAATCCGCAAATATTTTGTTGTTTGCGGATTTTTTTTCTCAATATGTTTGTTGTTTTGAAAAATTGTTATTACCTTTGCACGCATAAAAGCATACAGCATATCGGAAAAGCGTAACCTGGCAATTTAGTCCTAACCTCCGTCCGGTGTGCTGTTTTTTATATCATTTATCGAATAGAGGAAGAACATGGTTTGCGGTTTACCGTTCTTTCGTATCTTCACCTGTTTTGCCACGTTGAGTCTGACTTTCTTTCCCCTTATCTCACTTTCGTAATAGAAGAAGCGGTCTATACCGTCGATGCGCGGATGCGTCAGCGGTGATGATTTGATGAACACCGCTCCATGCAGTACATCGTCGAGTGAGGCGAGGTCGTCTTTCGTCAGCACGGAAGAACGTCCGAACGTGTCGGAGAAAAGGTGCTTGTTCCCGTAGGCGGTGAATCCCACCCGTATGTCCTTGCCCTCGGTTTTTAGCGTCTCGTGTTTTTTGAGCAGCGGTTCCATCGTGTGCAGGTAATGGGTACGCTCTATGGCCAGTTCCGACTTCTCCTTGTTGCCTGCGCACCTGTGCAGTAACTTGCATGCAGCACACAGTTCGTTGTCCGGCACAAAAGCCATTTTCAGCTTTCCCTTGGCCACGTCGCAGTCCTGGCACCGTCGTATGGTGTACGGATTGTAGTCCGGCACCGTCTTTTGTTCTTTTCCGGCATTGAAGCGGAAAATCCCCTTGGAATCCCTTTGCAGGGCTTCCTCTCCGAGAGCCATCGCCTCGTCATGCGGCGTAGCAGGATATTTAGACTTGCGTACCTGTACGGCCGTACAGCGGCAGTTCCATCCGTTGGGCGGGTAATACTGCTCCCAAAACGGGTCGGTGATTGGGAGCGTGACGTTGTGCAACGCGGCGTGTGCGGGGCGTACCTTGTCATCATGTGCCGTGCGGTACTGAAGATTATAACGGTCGCCGTCCTCCATGAACTGTTTCCATTTAGCCGCCATTTCAGCGGATGACTGCACGAAGTTGTACTCAGCCCGGAGATAGTTGGAATTATACGTTTCGTCTATCTTCCGTACATCGTTCAGGAACCGTTCGAAGGGTTTTCGATTGCCGTTCTCATCCAAGAGAGACGGGAATGCCTCGTTGAGCTCATGGAAAGCCTTCATGCCGGAGAATATGTAGTCGGAGCGCGTGAGGCGGCGACGCATGGCTTCGGACATCTCCACTTGCTGGAACCCGGAATCGAGGATTTGCGCATGGGTCTCAATGAACTTCTGAACCTTCGGCCTCACAAGCACCTCTATGCGGAATTCCGAGTCCTTGAGGGAATAGAGCGTCTGCATCATGCCGTCGAAAAGCGACGAGAGTTCCTTGCGTATCTCATCCTCACGCTCTTTGGAGAGCAGCATCGGTTGCGGCGTGTTGCCCAGCCATTGGGCATAGCGTCGGTGCAGCCCCTCATAGTCGGAGGGGCTTAGTCGAAAAAAGGGCGTATATTTTTCGCCTGTCGCGTTTTTTCGTCAGGTGTGGGCGTTTGATTGCCTTGAGGCTTTTCGTCGCCACCTGGTGGAAATGCCGGCGTTTCCGGCTTCTCCTCACAAGGCATGCCGTACTTCTCCGCAAAATACTGTGGCTTGACTTTATAGTGCTGGAGTACCATCTCCTCAAATGCCTTCTGCTGCTCCGGCGTGTAGTCGATGGCATTATCCCACTCAAACCGGAGTCCTCTGACGGGGAATCCATGACGCACCATACGGGGGATGAGCTGGTTATTGACTATATCGCGCAGCATGTCACAATCGCTTTCCACAAGGTTTTGAAACACCTCCAGGTGTGTTTCTGACTGTGAAAGGCTGCTGCCGTCCTCGATGGTCATGGTCTGCCCTATAACGAGCTTGGAAAGCTCCGAATTGGCACGGTCGATACGCTTGTCATAGACATTGTAGGCATCTCCCTTTCCGCTCTCCACGAATTCAATCTCCGTGTCCTGTCCAGCCACCATGGAGAGGCTTGCGCCCGCCTCGCGCAGCATTTTATCAAGACGGTCAATCTCCTCCTTGTCGCGTGACGTTGTGCGTGCGATGCGCATTGGCATTCCGAAGATTTCGCCGAAGGTGTCCCAAAACGCCAGCATGTTCTTCTTGGGTATGGTCTGCGTGGCCGCCTTGAGGTAGATCCCGAGATCATCGGGGCGCCCCGCTTCTATGAGCCAATTTGTGAAGGGAGGTTCCCTGTAACATATTCCAGTAGTCCAGTCCTGTCCGAGGTCGGTGATGACACGCCCGTATTCAGGGATGACATGCTTGCGTGGCAAGAGCCTTACATCAGAATAACATATACATCCGTCGCCGTCGGTGGTAAGCTCCCCCAGTTCGATGAGCGAGTGCCCCCAGAAGTTCGCTTCCAGCGCATAGCGCAGCAGTTGCTTAAACCATGCCTGGTCGAAGTAGTGCAGTGCCTTTTCGTCCTCGTCCCCTTTTTCATTCACGATTTTGAACGATTTGGCCATAACGAAGCCGCAGCGCTGCTCGACGCATCCGGAAAGATGCAGGTCCACAGCCACATCCCGGTATATGTCGTAGAGCCGCTGCCGGTTTGGACTGTCCACATTGATGGCGAGCTGCCACGCGTCACGCCAGTCCTTAATATCCTTACGAGTGAGTGTGTCTGTGGTGCGCTGCAGTTCGATAACCATTTTCTGCATGCGCTTATGGTTACTGCCCTTGGCAAGATTGAAGTCACCGTGTGGCGTGTGCAGCACGTTCTGTTCTTTCTTGGAAAACAGTCCTGTGAAAAAGTTCCTTATATCCATAGTATTACCAGTTATGTCTAAGTTGCTGTTGCGAGCTGTATGCAAATATATCCCCTGTGGGTGTACCGTCATCGTCCACAGCCAATGGAAGATCAGGAATAATCTTTCCTGCCTGTACTCCCTCAAGCCATTCAATTGCCCGTTTGTAGCGCTCCTCGCGTATCTCCGTTCCCATCTTCTGCGGCATGGCGGCACTCATGTGGTAGAGCGCGATGTCGCAGGTGTACATGACGATGAGCCGGTTCCTGTCGTCCCCCTCTGCGGCGAACACCGCCACGCAGTCGTACTTCGGGCGCAAGTATCCGGATATTTCCTCCTGTGCCTCCATTTCGGCGTTGGCACGGTTCTCTGGGGACGTCTGGGATATTACCTTCAATGCAGAATCGCCGATGACCACCTTATAATCCTCTTCTGCTATGAACATGGCGACCTCCTTCCGTCTGCAATGTACAATGCCCGTTTCTCAATGTCTGCGACCGTCACTCCCTTGCGGAACCGGCGGGTGCGCACCAGTTCCCGGATGGTCTGTTTGGGTACGACCTTCAGTCCTCCGTTCATAAAAATCACCAGATACTTCATCCCGAAGAGCCGGGACAACTTGTTCGCCTTCTTTACGGCACGCTTGAATTTCCAAGCGAAAATGATGTCTTTTATCAGTTTTATCATATTACCAACTATTTTTGGGTTTCGGTCTTTTGCCGAAAATGGGTTTATTATTCTTTTGCCTTGTATTGCGCTGTAGATAGTACATACCGCCTTCGCATGCGTCCGGACCGTCATCATGTGCGGTACCGCCACGCTCTACCGCCAGTGTCTGATCTATGAGTGTCTGCATATCGGGGGTATCCTTATAGTTCTCATTGTACCATACAAAGCCACGTTCCCACAGTGGGGATATGGATTCGATACGAGCCATTTTGTCGGGCTTTTGTCGATAATCAGGTGTCAGCGGCAACTGATAGCCCCGTATTTCGCCCTCTTCTTCGAAGTCGTCGAGCAGTATGTCCTGTGCGAATACCGCCTCCATCATAAAGAGAATGGCGGCATCACCCATATCTTCGTAGAGATTGTATAGAAAGCGTACCATTTCTGTAACGGAACACTGACGACACATGGCGCGGATTACATCAATACTGCCGTCTTTGCGCTTACCCAGCAAGATTGATGCCTTGTAGTCATTTTTGCGCGCCTTAAACGATGGGTCGGTGTAGCAGATGATTTGCATATATTCACGTAACGGAAGCGTCTTTCGCCATTGAATCCACTCTGCTTTGAAGATTGTGCCGTACACGATAGGGTTGTGCATCATCTCTTTTTGCCATGCCCGGTATCCCATGAAATCACGGACATCCTCGGCTTCCTTTTTCGTCCACTTCTCACGCCATACCGGTTCACCGTTCTTGTCCACCGCCTGAACCTTCGAGAGGAACACGCCTTTGGCTTTTGCTATGTTGGCCAGTACAGATGTCTTACTGATAAGATTGCCCACCATAATGAAGCGTCCGCGTCCTACATCGAGTGAGCCGAACAGTGCCTCTTTGACCCAGTCCGTCAGTTCGCGTACACGCTTCTCGTTACGGCAGAGCTCGTCGTCGTCCAAGTCGTCGATGACGATGTAGTCCGGACGTGCCTCTCGGTCACGTAATCCACGTGGTGACTGCCCGCGTCCGCATGCCAGAAATTTGACCCCGTTTGCAGCCTTGAACTCACCGTCCTGCCACGATGCCGATGCGCGTTGTTTGCCAAAGTCGGCGATGATGCGTTGGTTGTGTTCAAGTTCAGCCTGTATGTCGCCCAGCAGCCGGCAGGCGCTATCCTCGCTCTTTCCAACGACCACCATGAAATTGATGAGCCTCTTGGGCTGGAACATAAGCCAAAGCGGCACGAATATGTCCATGTGCGTGGATTTGGCGTGTCCACGCGGCCACATGAATACCGCCTTCAGGTTTGGAGTCGAACGTATCTTGCGTGCAGCCTCGTTGTGGAACGGTGCATTGTGTACGGTACGTATGACCTCGCCAGTGGTCTTGTCGCACAGCGTGAGGAAATGAGGAAAGTAATACTCGCAGAAAGCGGCATAGTTAGACTGTAACCGTGCGATGCGCCTGTCGCGTTCACCCGGTGTCTCGTTGGCCAACAATGCGGTATCTGTAATGGATTGAATTCTTTTGCAGTGTTCTTTCCATTCTTCGTATGCCCGTTTCTTTTCTGCTGCTGTTGCCATCGGTAACCTCCTACTTTATGCCCATCTGCTCGGTGATGTACATGTCCTGATACTTGTTGATTGCCTTGATGAGCTCTGGCGTCACGCCCGGGTCAATAGTGGAGCGGTACTCTATCCACTTGGAGAACGCCATGAACACCTCGATGGCATCAACCACGTTCGCCTTTTTGTCGAGCTTCTCGATGACCGCCGACAATTTTGCGAGCTTGTCGCCCAAGCCGGCAGCAAGTGCCGGGTCTTTAGATTCGTTCACCTGTGTGATGAGCGTGTCGATGGTCAGCAGCAACTTGTTGACCAGTTCCGGGCGTGTGACATTCTTTGCCGCCCTTGCCTCCTTCCATCCCTCCGCATTACACCACTTGGAAATAGTTACCCGTGACACTTCAACCTTCTCGGCAATCTCCTGCTGCTCCATGCCCGCCATGTACAGTGCCCTGGCGAGTGATTTTTTCTTTTCTGTTTCTGCCTTTGTCATAAACATTTTTATTAAGTTACTGAAAACAAGTGCAAAATTGGCTTATTTTACGGAGCTGGAAAAAAAAGAGTGCAACGGTTTCACGTAATAGTGCAAGCACTTCACGCTTTTTTTGCAGTACGGCATAAAATGCGCAACTTTGCATCAGAAACAACCGCGGCAGTGTGATAAGTCGCTGCATAAATATATTAAGAATATGAGCAATACTAAAAGAGTAAGAATCAGCAACGAGAGCCTGAACAGCTACGGCACGAGGGTTCTGACAGGCGGAATGAACGTGGAGCAGTACAACCGCAACCCCGTGCTTCTGTACATGCACGAGCGTGGGCAGGTGATAGGCTACGTGAAAGACCTTAGGGTGGAAGGAGACGAGGTGACCGGCGAACTGATGTTTGACGAGGCTACGGAACTGAGCAGGCGATGCAAGAAACAGTGGGAGTTTGGCTCACTGAAAATGGTGAGCGCCGGCATAGACATTATGGAGCTGAGCGAGTCTGCGGAGCATCTGGTTCAGGGACAGACCCGTCCGACGATAACAAAGAGCAAGCTGTTCGAGGTGTCGCTTGTCGACATCGGCGCTAATGACGATGCGATAGTGCTGCAGAAGGACGGCAAGCGCATAGAATTATGCAAAGACGGCAGTGCGGGATTGCCGCTGCTGCACAATAATAATAACAATAATAAAAAAACAAAGCAAATGGATTTAGAAAAGTTAGCCCTTGAGTTGGGCTTGCCCAAGGATGCCGACGAAGCCGCAATCAGCGCGAAGCTGGCAAAACTGAAGACTGACGGCGCAGAGGCGGAGCACCTGCGCCAGGAATGCGACACACTGCGTGCCGCGCGTATTGAAACCTTAGTTAACGCTGCCATAGCAGAGAAGAAGATCGACGCGGGCAAGAAGCAGCAGTTCCTGAACCTCGGCAAGAAGGTCGGTGCCGAAGAGCTGAAACAGGTCTTCGATGTCATGCCGGTGCAGGTTAAACTATCCGCCGTCCTCGGACATCAGGGCACAGCCAAGACAGAAACGGCAAATTATGCCAAACTGAGCGAGGTTCCAGGCGACGAGTTGCTGGAGATGCGTGAGCAGCGCCCCGAAGAGTACAAGCGACTGTACAAGGCCGAATACGGCATGGAATGCAAAATTTAATTAAGACAAAAAGGAAAGACGATGAACAGGATTATCAGAATTATGACATCGGTGTTGCTTAACACGATGACGGGAGTGATATTGGCAGGTGTGCTGGGCATGCCTGCGGAGGCCGGTGCGGCAGTGGTGAATGGTGTAGGTCTGATGACAGGCTTTGCGCCTGAGCTTGGCAATGTGCTGCGCGAGGGTGTTTACAGAGAGATATGGACAGGTGAGATGGTGAAGGCCCTGCGCTCCGGACTGGCAGGCTCATGGCTGGATGGCGTGCCGGACCAGTCGAGCATAGTGGAAAATGACGTGATTCACCTGGTGGACGTCGGCGTGGATCCGGACGTGCTCATCAACAACACGACCTATCCTATACCAATGCAGGTGTTGGACGATCATGACATAGCCATCAAGCTTGACAAGTTCCAGACAAAGGTGACCCCAATCACCGATGACGAATTGTATGCGATAAGCTACGACAAGATGGCGCGTGTGAAGGAAAGTCACAGCAACTCCATCAATGATGCGAAGTTCACCAAGGCCGCGCATGCCCTGTGTGCGAAGGAGAACACTGCAGCGACCCCTGTGCTCCAGACCACAGGCGATGCCGACCCGTCGACAGGCCGCAAGCGCCTGACGCCGAATGACCTTGTAGAGATGAAGCGTGCGCTTGACAATTTGAGAGTACCTACAGACAACCGCCGCCTGGTGCTGTGTACCGACCACGTGAACGACCTGTTGCTCGTTAGCCAGAACTTCCGTGAGCAGTACAACGTTGACCGCAACACGGGCAAGGTCGGCAATCTTTACGGTTTCCAGATATATGAATACGGCAACAATCCCGTGTACACCGCCGCCGGCAAGAAGAAGGATGTCGGAGTTTCAGCCGCCGCCGGCGAGTTCCAGTGCTCGTTTGCCTTCTATACCCCAAGAGTGTTCAAGGCCACCGGCTCGACAAAGATGTATTTCAGTCCGTCGGCAACTGACCCTGAATCGCAGCGCAACAAGATAAACTTCCGACACTATTTTGTGTGCATGCCGAAGAAGGCCGATGCGGGAGTCGTGATGATGAGCGGCAGCGCATCCAGTGAAACCGCCGGCGGAACTTCAGAAGGCAAATAACTGTATAATGCGATATGGCACGAAAAGAACTGAAGAGACTTGTAATCCACTGCACTGCCACGAGAGAGGGACGTGAGGTGACCGGTGCCGAGATACGGCACTGGCACTGCGACCCCGTGTCGAAGGGCGGCAGGGGCTGGAAGCAGGTGGGCTACAGTGACCTGATACACCTGAACGGCGGTGTTGAGAACCTCGTTAAATATAATGAGGACGCATGGGTGGACCCGTGGGAGGTGACGAACGGCGCTGTGGGGTATAACGGCACAAGCCGACATGTGGTGTATGTGGGAGGACTTGCCTCCGACGGGAAAACCGCGAAGGACACGCGCACCCCTGCACAGAAGGAGGCACTGAGGAAATATGTGAGGGCCTTCATAAGGCAGCACCCAGGCGCGGAGGTGGTTGGACACAGGGACCTGCCCGGCGTGAGTAAGGCGTGCCCGAGCTTCGACGTGAAGACGTGGCTGAAGGAGGTCTTAAAGTGAAGAATCCAGTGGCTGACGAGCATCGGGACAAAATCCCGATGAACGGTGGCTGACGGAGAGAAACAGTAAGTAAGAAACAGTAAAGTCAGGACAAAGTTATGTTAGAGACAATCCTTCAATATCTGCAATGGGCGGTGCCAGGCGGCATCGGTGCGGCGGTGATGTGGCTGCTGAGCCGTGACGTCAGGAGGGCACATACGGCGAAGGAGATACACGACACCTACAGGGATATGTACTCTGACGTGAGCCACAGCCTGACAGAAATGCGAGAAGAGAATGAGAGACTATACAATGCGATTATCCGTCTGGAGTATGCTGTGCGGCGTGCCAACACTTGCCGTTATTGGGATTCTTGCCCTATCCGCAGTGAGCTGCCGCAGCCAAAAGTGCATGGAGCAGCGGGTGGAAATGAGAGAAGACAGCCTCAGGGAGGTCAGCACCGAATCCGTGACAGTGGAGACCGTGCTGCAGGCGGTGCCTGGCGACAGTGTGGGAGTGACAGTGCCGATGACGGTGATGCAGAGCCTGCCTGAGGGTGCGGCGTTCAGTCAGAAGAAAGGCAGGACACGGGTGAGCCTGAGGCGTGAGGGCAACAACATCGTGGCGGAGGCTGAGACCGACAGCATAGGAAGGACGGGGCAACGATATGAACGCCGTGCACGGGACAACCTCAGTAAGAGCAGCAGCGGCAGTAAAAGCAATGAGAGCTCGAAGGAGCCGGAGAAGACCCGGAACTGGTGTTGGCTTATAGGGCTTATAGGACTGCTGGGGCTAATGGCAGGAATAGTGATTAGAAAACGATTGAAACAACATTAAAAAACGATTAGAATATAATGGCAAAGAACAAGAAATTCATGTACGGAATCGGGCAGATGAAGATTAACGATTTCGTGGTGGGTTACATCGAGAAGAACTCGTTTGACTACGGAGGTAAGAAGGGTGAGAGCGTTGATGTGAATGCAGAACAGGTGCCGAGTACCCCAGTGCTGGTATTGCAGCAGAGCAACGGCACCATTAAACCGACTTTCAACATCATCCAGGTGGATTACAAAAACCTTGTAAAGACAATGGGCGGTACACTTGCCGGTTCCGAAGAAGCCCCAACCGGTTGGAATGCTCCGAGCGAGATTGTGAGTGTTGGCGGTTATGTGCAGATTGACTTGGTGAGCGGTCAGAGCGTGCTGATTCCGCAGGCAAAGGTGACGGCTAACCTTGGCGGCAAGCTGTGTCTGACGGAGACCTCGAAGATTGAGGTGGAGCTTGGCATTGAGCATCCGGATGAGGGAAGCCCCTACGGTACACACAACACGGATGCTCTGCCTGAAAGCTGGACGAGCAATCATCTGCTGAAAGACAGCAGTGTGACCGGACAAAGTGCTGCCGCAGCATCGGAAACGGGAGATTAGCGTATGGAACACATGATAGAGAAAGAGGCGGCGGAGGCTCTCCTTGACCGGGGCGTCTCCGTTCCTTTTAAGGACATCCGCATCCCCTGGCGCAGGAAGCCCCTGACAATACGCATGACGATGCGCCGCCCCACGCTGGCCGCGCAGATGGAGATAGCACGCCTCTATCTTGACATGGGCGTGACAACGGAGAAGGCGGAGACAATGGGAAAGATGCGCCAGATGGCATTTCTGGCGACACACGGCAAGACACTGTCGCGGATCATTGCCTATACGGTATGCCGGGGATACGTGTCACGGCATCTGCTCGTGGGACCGCTTGCCTGGGCAATCCGCAACTTTGTGGAGCATAAGTACCAGATGGCGGCTGTGAGGAAGTTTGAGTCGCTGATGGGCACTGACCCTTTTATGCCTATTATCAGATCAGCCGGACGGACGAATCCGATGAAGGTGAGACTGAGCCGAAGAAGGAAGGGGAGTTAAGAACCGAGTATGAGGGTTCCCATAGCCCCTTCGGGTTTGTGTGGCAAATAGCGGCTGCAACAGGCTGGAGCGTGAACTATATCCTGCACGGCGTGAACTATCAGACACTGATAATGATGCTCAGCGACGCCCCGCGCTATGTGCGTCGCAGGAGCGGCACAAGTGACAAGAGTGCGGAAGACGAGGCCGCGGAGATAGCCGGATTTTTTCAAAGTCAACTAACGTAATACACAATGAGCATTAAGCCAGTAGAAATAGAGTTCCTCATGAAAGACAGCCTTAGCGGCGGTCTTGACAAGGCCGGTCAGTCGGTGGAGAAGCTGGCTGACCGTGCCAAGGCTGCCGCCGCGCTTATCAATGCAAAAATTGAGGAACAGCACAAGGTGATTGACGGCGTTGCCGCCGACCTTGACCGCATGGAGAGGCAGCTTGCCGGGATGAAGCCCGGCACGGCGCAGCGCGAGCTTGCCGACAACGTGGCTGCCTGCCGCAAGGTGCTGGATGAGGAGCGCGGTGCCCTGGCGGAGCTGGAGAAGCAGCACCGTCAGGCAGAAAAGGCCGTGGAGGATCTGGCAAAGGGACACGACAGCCTTTCCGGCTCGGAGGAGAGAGCCGCAGCGGCCCAGCAGAGCCTTGCCGACAGGATAGCCGAGAGCAAGAGTCTGATAAAGGGGACACAGGCGGACATAAAGGAACTGGAGAAGGCCTACAGTAACGCCGCTCCCGGCAATGCGAAGAGCGCAGCCCTGGCGGAACTGAACGCCGCCAAGAAGGCACTTGAGGAGGAGAAGGGCATACTCGCCTCGCTGACGGCGGAGCAGGAGAAGAACAGGGAGAGCAACAAGCGCCTGTCGATGCAGCTGCGCGAGCTGCAGGACGCGATGGCCAAGATGCGCCTGGAAGGCAGGCAGGACAGTGAGGAGTACCGCAGGATGGCCGCCGAGGCCGCCAACCTTTCGGACACGATAGCCGACCTGCGCACGCAAACGAAGATCCTGAGCAATGACGATGCCAACCTGCAGGGCTTGATGTCGGGTGTGAGCGGTCTTGCCGGAATGCTGACGACCGCCACAGGCGCATTGTCACTGTTTGCCTCGGAGAACGAGAACCTCGCAAAGATACAGACAAGGGTACAGAGCGTGATGGCAATCACGATGGGACTGCAGCAGGTGTTCAACACGCTGAACAAGGACAGCGCGTTCCGCTTAGTGACGGTGACGAAGATGAAGAACCTGCTGACGGCAGCCAACACCAGGCTTGCCACCTCGTTAGGCATTAGTACTGTGGCGGCACAGGCACTCATGGCAACGCTGACATTAGGCTTGTCGGCAGCCATTACGGGGCTGATAGTGCTGTGGGACAAGTACAGCGACGCACAGGAAGAGGCGGCGCGAAAAGCTCAGGAGATGGTGGAGATTGAGAGTGACGGACGCGCCCAGATGATAAAGACCCGGTTTGAGATAGACAGCACCACAGCCAGTCTGAAGAACTTCTCAGGAAGCAAGGAAGAGGAGAAGCAGAAGGTTGAGGAGCTGAACCGTAAGTACGGTGAGGCGTTCGGCTATTACGACACTGTGGCGCAGTGGTATGACGTGCTCACGCAGAAATCAGAGGATTATATACAGATGCTTTTCCTTCAGGCAAAAGTGCAGGCGATGGTAAACAAGGCCGTGGAAGCCGATGAGGAATACAACAAGATAAAGGCTACCAAGCCAGAGGACGCAGAAAGTTCGATGGGCTGGTTTGCAAGAATGGGGCTATATCTGGCACAAGGTTATAGCGGCGGCAAGATAGACGCACGTGCGGAAATAGAGAAATATAACAAGGACGCCTGGCAGAAAGAGCTGGATGCCGCAGCCGCAAAACGTGACGGTATATTAAAGGAAGCAGAAGAGCTGACCCAAAAGAGGGAGCAGATAGGCAAGGACAGCAATATTGGCGGTCATACGAAACCAGACCGTCACAAGACATCAGGCAGCTCCAAGGCATCAGACAACAGGCAGAAGGAACACGAGCGTGAGGTGGCAGCCGAGCGGCAGCGGGCTCAGGAGTTGCAGCGTCTGAGATGGGAAAACGAGCAGGCTGGCATAGACCAGATGGCTGAGGGCAGCGAGCGGCGCATCCGTCAGCTTAGACTGGACTATGAGAAGGAGACAGCGGAAATACAGGCTCAGGAGGCAAAATGGCGTGAGGCACAGAAGGGGACGCTGACCCAGGACCAGACGGGAGCGCTGGAAGAGGCTGCAAGCCTTGCCGGCAAGAAATATGCAGACGGACTGACCGCCATACAGGAAGAGATGGAAAAGGCGGAGGAGCAGTCGATGCGCGACTACCTGTCGAAATACGGCGGCTATGAAGAGCGCAAGTTAGCAATCACCCAAAACTACGAGGCACGGATAGCCGAGGCGAAGACACAGGGTGAAAGGCAGTCCCTGCAGAAGGAGATGGAAAGGGAACTGTCTGGGCTCGATGTGGAAAGGCTTAAGGGCAGTCTTGACTGGGAGAGCGTGTTCGGCGACCTCGACAAGGTATCGACAGACGGGCTGGAGAAGCTCCGTGAGCGGCTGAAAGAATACATAGCCACACAGAATGACCTGCAGCCCGACAGCCTGAAGGAGCTGGTGGGTGCTATTGACGCCATCAATGAGAAGGTGAACGAGCGCAACCCGTTCGCAGCCCTGACTAAAACGATTAGCACACTTTCCTCTGCTTCCAATGACGTGAGGGCAGCTCAGGAAGCCTATAATAAAGCATTGGAAAACGGCACGGAGGCAGAGCAGGAAAATGCAAAAGCCACATTGGTTGCCGCCAGGAATGCAAAACAGAAGGCCCTTGCCGAAGCTACGGATGCGCTGCACGGCAGCGTGGAAAAGGTGAAGGAATATGTGGGCGTGGCAGAGGACCTGATGGGGCTTGTGGAACAGATGGGTATCGAAGCCCCTGAATGGCTGGGAGGTTTCTTGGAGGGAACCGGGCAGGTGTTGGACGGACTTGAGAGCATAGACCTCACAAAGCCAATGAGCGTCATTACCGGAGGAATCAAGACACTCAGCGGCGCGGTGAAGCAGCTGACGAGCCTCGGTGGTATTGTGAACTGGAACGGAAGCAACGCCAGGGAAGTACAGGCAACGATGGAAAGGCTGACCGAGCGCAATGAGAAGCTGCAGACCTCGATAGAAGACCTGACGGATGAGATAAAGGCAAGCAAGGGCACCAAGAGCGTGGCGGCATACCGGGATGCCTACAAGTACCAGCAGGAGGCTAATGCCAACTACCTGCAGATGGCACGGGTGCAAGCCGGCTACCACGGCTCCCACCACAGCTGGAACTACTACTGGGGCGGCTTCTCACAGGAGCAGATAGACAAACTGAGCAGTCAGATTGGACGCTCATGGGACGGTGAGCTGTGGAACCTGAGTCCTGAGGAGATGAAGATGCTGCGCAGCAATGTCGATATGTGGACGCAGATAGAGAACACCGGCAAGGGCGGCTACGGGAACAGCGTTGCGGAGAAGCTGAATGACTACATAGAACAGGCAGGTAAATTGCAGGAGCTGACCGACCAGCTGTATGAGGGTCTGACCGGAATGTCGTTTGACGGAATGTACAGCAGCTTTGTGGATAAGCTTATGGACATGAAGTATGATGCAAAGGCTGCCGCCGAGGACATGTCGGAATACTTCATGCGTGCCATGCTCTCGAACAAGATCGGCGAGATGTACAGCGACAAGCTGAAGGAATGGTGGGAGAAGTTCGGAAAGGCGATGGAAGACAACGACCTTACAGAAGCCGAGCGGAACGCCTTGTCGGAGGAATACATGAAGTATGTGGACGAGGCGATAAAGCTGCGCGACAATCTCGCGGCGGCCACCGGCTATTCGTCAAATGACAGCGGCAGCACAACGGCACAGCAAAGCGGCAAGGCGGGCGGTTTTGCCGCAATGAGCCAGGACCAGGGGACAAAGCTTGAGGGCATGTTTACAAGCGGGCTGCGCCACTGGAGCAGCATGGACGAGAAGCTGGAGAATGTGTCGGACAAGATGAACACCGCCGAGGGGCATCTGGCAAAGATAGAGGAGAACACAGGGAAGAGTGCGGAACACCTTGAAAAGATAGCGGAGAACGTGGTGAAAATCATACGTGACGGATTAAAAGTGAAATAATATGGACAAGATACTGAGCGGACTGGTGCTGATGAACGGCACGGACATCTGGACAGAATACGGCGTGTTTCTTGCCGAGGAGAAACGCGGCGGCAGGGACAACCTGAAGGCGATAATGACACCGAGCAAGACGAAAGCGGACGTGGCGGTGAACATACGCGAGGAGCACGGGGAGAAACACTCCGCTAAGCTGACACCGAGGAACGAGGCGCGGGACGTGACGCTGTGCTTCGCACTGTACAACAAGACGCGGGCAGGGTGGCTGAAGAAGTATTTTGCCTTCATCAAATTTCTGAAGGAGGGCAAGGACGGGTGGCTCGACATCAATTTTCCGCAGCTTGACCTGACAATGCACGTGAAATACTCGGACTGCCCGGATTTCACCCCAATAACCTATCTGTGGAAGGAGGGCGTGCATGCGGGAAGGTTTAAGGTCAGGTTCCGGGAGCCGAAGCCAATTATCTGACTGGGGCATCGGGACGAAATCCCGATGAACGGTGGTGACGGGGCAGATAGATGTGAAGAGTAATTAAATGCTATTATAATATGGTTCTAACGATATACGACAAGGAGGGGAATGAGAAATGCAGGCTGGAGCCGAACGACAGCTCGACACAGCAGCACCAGGTGCAGGGCGACAACGTGCTGGCGGTGTCGGCGACGCACTATGACTTCCTGCCCCTGGACGTGGGCGACTATACGGAGTTCATGGGTGTGAGGTACTGGCTGACGGAGCGCCATACGCCGAAGGAGAACGCGAAGGCGGAGTGGGTGTATGACATACACATGTACGGCATTGAGAGCCTGCTGAGCCGGTTCTTAGTGCTGAACAATGGCGAGCCTGTTTTCGTGCTGACGGCTCCTCCTGTGGAGCATGTGAAGATAATAGCGGAGAGCGTGAACAACGGCATGGGGCATGCCACGCTGCTCAAGCCTGGCACGGTGAACGGCACGGCGAACGTGACGATAGACTACAGCGGCAAATACTGCGGCGAGGCGCTGCGCGAGCTGGCGCAGAAATTGAACGACGGTTCGGAATGGTGGCTGCTGGAGGGACAGAAGATAAACGTGTGCCGCTGCCTGCGCGGCGATGAGCTCACGCTGGCATACGGCAGGGGGCTCACGTCGCTGGAGAGGGACACAAGCAACACATATAAGTTTTATACGAGACTGTTCCCCATAGGCTCGACACGCAACATAAGCGCGGAGACATACGGGCACCAGAGGCTGATGCTGTCAGAGGGCAGGCTGTGCGTGGAGCTGCACACGGAGGAGTACGGCATCTATGACCATTACGAGCAGGAGGCGTTTGCGGACATATATCCGCGCTACACAGGCACTGTGACGGGAGTGCGCACGGAGGAACAGACGGACTCCAACGGAAATAAGTTTGCGGTGTATTATATTGCCGATGCCGACATACCGTTCAATCCGAATGACTATGAGCTCCCCAATGAGGTGAAGCGCCTGTCGTTTCAGAGCGGTGAGCTGGAGGGACTCGGCATGTCGGACGATCACTACTTCGAGGCAAACTGGCATGAGGACAAGAAGGAATGGGAAATAATAACGCAGTGGCCGGAAGATTATGACGGGCAGCTGCCAGGCGGTGCGCTCATACCCAAGCAGGGGGACACATACATACCGTGGAATATCAGTATGCCGGCAGAATATTACGGGCTTGCCGAGGCGGAGCTGGAGGAAGCAGTCGATAAGTATAACGAGCGTCACTGGCAGGACATAGCCGTGTATAAGGCGCCTACGGACCATGTGTGGCTGGAGCAGCAGGCAGACAAGGGGATTGACACCGACATATACATAGGGCGGCGGATAAGATTGGAGAGCGAGAAATATTTTCCCGAAACAGGATTCCGCTCGTCACGCATTACCCGTCTGACACGCAAGCTCTCCCTGCCCACTCTCATAGACATCGAAATATCGGACGCCGTACAGCAGGGGGCGCTGGACAGGATAAACGACTCCATAAGTGACCTGAGGAACACGACGCACACAATAATCAGCGGAGACACTACGGGCGAGGCCTCGGGAGACGGCGGCGCAGGGTGTACGCTGCAGAAAGACATAGTGACGATGACCGCGGTGGGGTTCATACCGAAGGGAACCACCATAAAAAAGGGGACATCGTGCGAGGACATATTCCGGCAGATTTTTTTAACTGTGACAAAGGCAAACCTGACATCTGCCATTACCCACGGTGACGGCAGCCATGCCAATGACGTGGAGTACGGAACGAATAAAGGCTATATTGACTATACCGCCATGCGCAACGACGCGGGACCGATGGAGAGCGCCACCTGTGACGACGGGACGGCGGCAAGCTTCTCGCAGGAAGACTCGGCGAAGAAGCAGACGTGGCGCAGGCAGCTGAACCCTTCCGGCAATGAGATTTATACGGACAGTGAGACATACCGCCTGACAGTGAAATACGGCAAGAACGCCAGCTACCCCACGGGCGTGCAGCTGACCGACACACGCACGGTGAACGTGAGACGGCGGTGGTTCGTTGGCGGTGCCGATGCTGCTCCTGACAGCAGCTGGACCTCGGCAAAGGTGAGGGCGCTGGCGCAGTCGGGGCTGCTCACGTCGACATCATTCACCGCCACACTGGCAAACGGCTACGGGCGGGTGCTTGTGATAGCGGTGCCGGCAACGAACACGATAGACACGTGCAAGTGTCAGGAGACTAACAACTCGGACATTGCGACCGACACGGCGCGGTTTAAGCGTCTGACTACACCTGTACAGGTGGAAGGGGCAAACGGCAGCCAGGCTGTGGCGTATAACGTGTATTTCTATGAAATGGACCTTGAGGTGACCGTTAAGCGTACATACAGCATAACACTGAAGTAGTTATTAATTAGAAATTATTAGTTATTAATTATGGCAATACAGATAGGAGGAACACAGTGGGACGTGCAGTTCAAGCGGATGTTCGCGGCTGCGCTTGACTCCACGGCAGTGTGGGATGACTACAGCACGGCTGTGGAATATGCCGCGAACAGGGACGGTAAATATGTGCCGTATGCCGGACAGATAATCTCAGTGACCGACGGCGAGGGGGCTGGAGTATATAAGCTGGTGCTGTCAGCCTCTATCACGGAGGAGGTGAATGACGGGCGCAAGCACTACCAGCTGGAGAAAATCGGCGGTCTGGGTGAGCTGAAGGAAACGTTCACGCTGAGGGATAACGAAGAGAAGATTGAGAAGATATGGGAGTTTCTTGCCGGGCTGCGGGTGCTCGGAGTGCTCAATGCCGATGACGTGAATGCCGTGACAGTGACGGTGGACAAGGGAGAGGAGAGCCCACAACCAGGCGGCAAGACCTACGTGCAGTCGGGCGGCTACATACGCGGCGGCAAGGGCTTCGGCATATACAAGGATGCAAACGGCAGCTGGTGTCTGGACATAGACAACGTGCAGGTGCGCGGCTCGCTGGCAGTGAGCGCGCTGAAAGTCAGTCAGACGGAATACCTGGGCGGCGAGGTGGTACTTACCGTGGGCGGCAGCATAGAGGCAACGGAGGTGGAGGAAACCGATAGTGGGTATAAGGTGTACTTCAAAAATAGTGACAGCAACGGCAGGGAGATATACTGCCAGATGGTTGCCGGTGACCTGGCGAAGCATCAGACATACAACGAGAGGACGGGCAGCAGGCTGTACTGGCTGAAGGTGGACGAGGTGGGCAGTGACTATGTGGTGCTAAGCCGCTTGGAGGGCGATACTACGGCATACAGCACCCCACGTGCCGGTGACGAGATAGTGCACCTTGGCAACGTGAGCGACAAGACGCGCCAGGCTGCGCTCATATTCAGCGCACGCACACAGTCGATGAGGATATACACGGGCATTGATACCACGAGCCTGGGCAACGCGACGGCTCCGATTGACCTGAACCCGACAGAGAGCCGGATATTGGCGAAGTTTATTACGATGTCGACAGGAGTGTCGCTCGACAAGGCATTCACTGACGTGCGCGACCGCATGGGGGTGCTGGCCGACGATGTGGACATGCTGAAGAACCAGAGCGACAAACAGTTTATTATATGGTTTACCGACTATACGCCAACACTGAATAACAAGCCTTACACTGACTGGATAGCCGACGGCAAGGACGAGAGGGAACTGCATATCGGGGATATATTATACAACACCAACAGCAGTCTTGCCGATGGCGGTGGGCATGCCTTCCATTTTAAGAAAGACCCTGCCGGCAATTACTTCTTTGACGAGATAACCGACAAGGACACGCTGCTGGCGCTTGAGAAGGCTGCGAAGGCGCAGGACACGGCAGACGGCAAGCGGAGGATATTCGTCGAGCAGCCTGTGCCCCCATACGACCCGGGCGACTCATGGGTTAACGCGACATACAATGACGGCGTTGTAACATACGACAATGACATGCTTGTGGTTAAAAAAGGCTGTGGCAGAGGTAAAGATGAGAGTTTTGACATCAATGACTGGCAGCCTGCGACAAAGGCGACAACGGCGTATCTTGCACAGCTGGCGGACTAGATACTGGCGTTTGCCACGAACACCAACAAGTCGATAGCAGAGATACAAGGAAAACTGCAGACGGCTCAGGACACGGCGGCACAGGCAGCGCTTGACGCTGCACGTGGCATAGGGCTGGCGAATGCGGCGCAGGAGGCGGCAGACTCGGTGATGGCGGCACTGCAGGTGACAGACAGCAACATCACGGCGCTGGTTGGCGGCGACTATCTCAATGCCGACGGTACGGTGAAAGAAAGCTACAGAGGTATCATTGATACTACAGCAAGCCGTGTGGCGGCACTTGTGGAGCAGCTTGCGTTTGACACGAAAGGACATGTCACAAACATCGACAGGAGCGGACTGGTGCTGGAATCAACCTGGGCGGCTATGTTTAGCGATACGACGGACGAGAACGGGACGGTGGTTGCCCGTGCACAAATATCGACACTAATCGACGACGGTGTGAGCAAGGCTGTTATTAAGGCTGACCAGGTGGAGATTGACGGTACGGTAAAGATAAACCAGTATATTACGGCTGATAAGAACGGGAACCTGACGCTGGGGAAAAAGACGGAGAGTGGCACGTATGACGTGAATGCGCTGACGGTGTATGGCAACGGAGAGTTCACGGGAACGGTGAATGCCACCAGTGGTGTGTTCAGCAATATTCACAGCCCAGGCAAAAATGATGCCGACGAATATTATTTTGCGATTGACCAGGAAGGGAAGCTGACGGTGAATGAGGCGGTGGTGCGCGGCACCATATATGCGACTGATGGAGAGTTTTCGGGGAAAATTGACGCTACAAGTGGAATATTGCGAGACGTGACCGTGGGAAGCGGTGATGGACAATTAATAATAAGTAAATTGGGTGATGCTGGATATATAGGCATACCGAGTGGTACTAAGCTTATGTTAAGTGATAAAGGCTATGGCCTGTATGGCAATGGAGGGACGGTAACAGATAAATTTATAAACTATTCAGTTACAGTTGAAGGGGATTCTTGGCCATATGTAATGGAAATTGGTGCAAATCAAATTATGATAATGAAATCAGGTGGTATCGGAGGGTTTACTCAATTTCTTGTGAAACCTGATAATAATCGTCTGTCAGCTGTATTTAGAGGGCTTCCGACAAAAAAAAACGATGCAGATTATTGTGGTCTGTACATAGACAACGGGACTATAAAAATCAACATATAAACGGACTATGAGAATAATACGGAACAACATTATCCCGATTAAGGGATTCGCGGCCATCAATTTGTTTGGTGTGCTGCTGGTGAGAAAGGGGAGCGCGGTGACACCGCGGCTACTGAATCATGAAGCTATACACACGGCTCAGATGAGGGAATGGCTCTATGTCATGTTCTACGTGCTGTATGTGCTGGAGTGGCTCGTGAGGCTGGTGCAGTATCGCAGCGCACACACGGCTTACCGGAATATAAGCTTTGAGCGTGAGGCATACGCATGCCAGTACGACATGAAGTATCTGCGAACAAGAAAACATTACGCAACATTAAAATATATAAAAGAAAATGGCAAAGATAAACTTTAAGGCTCTTGAGGTGCTGGTTTCATTTGATGGTGACAAGCGTACGGTAGATGTGACTAAGACTGTCGGCAACATGATGATGTATAACGGCTCGGTTCTGCTCGATATAGGTTTTGAGGACCTGGCAAAGGAGATTTACTACTCCGAGGGCGAGGTGGAGGTTCCCACGCGGTATGCTGCGCCAATAAAAGAGGTGGTGAGGCAGAGCCAGCTCATAGCGGCTGTTAAGCGCGAGATTATCAAACGGCTTTCAAATGAAGAATAAAGAGTGAAGAATAAAGGATACATATGGGACTGAATTACATAAAGGTGAATCTGCGCGAGATACGCAACGGTGCAACAGGCAAGGTGGAGCGTGTGACGCTGCTTAGCGTGGAGAGCGACATGGAGGGCTACCGCGGACTGGATGCGGCGGTGCCGGCGGACAGGCAGGTGTATGAGCTGCCATATATCCTGCATGCGCTTGCAGGTGCAGGAATTACCGCACAGGAGGAGAGAGGATTCCCGTATTCATTCCCGTTGAAATTCTAAAAAGACAGTGACATGGAGAAGATAGAGAAACTGGGCTTCGGACAGAAGGTGGAGAACAAGGGCACGACGGCGGCAGGCAAGCTCACGGCAGAGGAGTTCAACCGAATACCGGCAAAGATAGACGAGATAATTGATGCCGTGGAGCCGCTGGGGCAAAGTGTTGAGCAGAACACGCAGGATATTGCAGGCAACGCAAAGGACATTACGGGGCTGAAGGAAGCCGTGGAGCTGGCACTGATGAAGGGTGAGCTGGAGGGCGTGCGGATTGATGACCTGGATGACCTGATGGCTTACCTGCGACTGAACTTCAAGCAGGCGGCGGAGGCCGGCGAGACACGCTTCCGCATTGTCAATGAGCTGCCGTCAACCTCTATCACCATGCAGACGGGCGGACGGTGCGAGGTGGCGTTCTCGTTTGTCTCGCAGCAGTACGACGGGGTGTCATGGGTGACAATTCCTGAATGGGGCAGTTACTCGGTGCAGGTGAAAAAGGCGAGCGACACGGTATTTACAACTGCCGTGAGCGGCTCGGCACAGCAGGGCTCGGTTGTAAGGCTCGACCTGTCGGAGTTCTTCCAGACGGGCGACTGGAGCGTGAAGGTGGAGGTGACGGGCAGCGACACGGGGCAGAAGGCTCAGCTGATGTATGCCGTGACGGTGACGAGTCTTAGCCTGAGTGCCAATAATTTTGATTGGTGGACAGCTAAAATTAGTGACTTCACTGTGCCGTTTATGATTACGGGGCAGATAAACAAGGTGCTGCATATCACCGTGACGGGAGCAGACGGCTATGAAAAGAATTATGACGAGAACATTGGCAATGCGACATACACGCAGACTCCAAAGGTGGTGACAATCCCAAAGCCGGAAGCGAGCGGAGTGTACCGCATAAAGGCGTATCTGTCGAACACCACGGGCTCGGTGCAGACTCGTGCGCTTGAGTTTAACGTGATGTGCGTCAGCGAGGGCGAGCAAATCAAGCTGCTTGTGGTCAACAACGTGGCGCAGGGCTTGGTGAACTTTGCAGAGAACACCGTGCTGCAGTATGCCGTGTATGACAGTGGCGGAGCGTACACCTCGCTGCAAATCTCTGCAACCTATAACGGCAAGACCATCGCCGACACCGGGCTCATGGACCGCATAGAGACCGGAGCAAGGCTAACATACACCCTGCCGCTTGAGCTTGACAATATAGCGGGCGACTCGTTCAACATCACCGTGAAGATGGGCGATGCCGGCGGTGCGCTCACCGATGACATCACGTTTACCGTTGACAACCGCATGAGCTATTCGGCCGTTGCAGGGGCGGTGCTCGCCATGGACGTGAAGAACCGCTCCAACGCCCAGGCAAACCGTGAGATGATTGTCAACAGCATAAACGGCGAGGAGATTGCCGCCACATGGCACGGCATGAACTGGGGAAACGACGGGTGGCTCACCGACGGCGACGGCTACCGCACACTGCGCCTCATGGCAGGCCGCACGGTGGATATCGACTACAAGCCGTTTGCCGTGGAGTGCGCCCAGACTGGCAAGACCATCGAGCTTGATTTCTGCATCAACAACGTTACGGACTTCTCGAAGCCTGTCATCACCATTGACGACGGCGCGGAGGGCAGCGCCTTCACTGGCTTACGTATCTATCCGGATAACGTGCTTGTTCATTCATCCATCAAGAAGGACGACAGCCACCAGAGCCTGCACATCTTCGAGGGTGAACGCACCCGTTTGACTCTGACCATCGTGCCCAACCTCTATGGCGTGAGCGGATTCAACCTGTGTATATTATATGTTAACGGCCGCAAGAACCGCGAGTTTGAATATTCTTCAAGCGACTACTGGCGCCATAACGGTAAGATACACATCGGAGCGGAGACAGCCGACACCGACATCTATGCGCTGCGCATATATGACTTCGGACTGTCTGCGCCTGAGGTGCAGCGCAACAACATCAACCTCATGCCCGACAACGAACAGAAGGCGCGCGAGACAGCCGACAACGACATTCTCGACGATGCCGGAAATATCTCGTTTGAGAAGACCGTGGCGAAATATAACTGTTTGGTTTACGACCAGCCGTTCGTATCGATGGCCGACAATACCGAGCGTGACGGCACACTTGAGTGGTACGACCATGACCACCCGGAGAACAACGTCACGATTACAAACGTGCACCTGAAGGGACAGGGTACCACATCTATGAAGTACTGGACGTGGAACCTCGGTCTCACGCTGAAGAAAACAAAGATAAATGGTGTTACCCAGGACTCTGTGATTACCTGGCCAAATCAAGAGGGGCAGCCAACAGCCAAAAATAAGTGGGCTATGAACTCGCAGCAGCCTGCTGGCAACAAGTTCGTGGCAAAGAAAAACTTTGCTTCCTCGATGCAGAGCCACAAAATCGGTGCGGTGAACTCATACACAGACCTTGTGCGTGAGGTGGGCACCATGAACGCCGCCATGCAAGCAGACGAGAAGGTGAGGGTGTCTGTATTTGAGATGCCGTGCTTCGGCTTTGAGAAGGGCAAGGACGATGAGGGCAACGACGTGTACACATTCCGCGGTCTCTACACCTTCGGCTCGGCAAAGGGTGACAAGGCTACGTTTGCCATGGATGCCGACAAGAACCCTAACCTGCTTGTACTTGAGGGCGCGGACAACTCACCGCTGCTGGCACTGTTCCGTGTGCCGTGGAAGCCTGACAGCGCATATATCGCTCACAACGCCGACGAGGAGGCATGGCGGTACAATGGTGCCAACTCGTTTGATGACGGTGAGGGTAGCCCTGACCGCATAGAGAAGTTCATCCCTGCATACAACTTTGTTTATGAGTGCTCGCCGAGGTTGCGCCCGGTGGCTAAGACTCTGGCGGAGCTGAATGCCGAAAAGGACAAATATGCCAACATCGACTATGAGGTGTGGTGCTCCATCAGCGGCGCGGAGTACGGCAACGTGTACTATTTCGAGCGTGGCGCAGGCGGATTCCTTGCATCAGACACGGGCAGCGGACAGATTAACCTTGTTGAGCAGCTTGTGGGCAAAGGCTATCAGGTGAGTGGCAAGGATTCATTAGGCAACGACATAAAGGTGCCATTGACTCAGAGCCTACTTACAGGCAAGACTGCCGATGAGCTTAACGTCTTGTTTATTGAGGCGCGCACAGACAAGTTCCGTCAGGAGGTTTCGCAATACTGGAATGTGGATGACACGCTGCTCTTCATGTGCAACGTGGAGCATGATGCCGGCACCGATGAGCGCGCAAAGAACACCTATCCTTACGCCCTCGGTCTGGACGGCGATGGAAAATGGCGGTGGTATGAGGATGATACCGACACACGACGCGACACCACCAACCGCGGACTGCCGGAGAAGACCTACTCCGTGGAGGTGCACGACTACGAGACCAACGACTACACGCCTGTGTGGAATGACCGCATACTGAACTACAGCGACACCGTAGTGGCTGGCACAACGCCAGTGTGGAACGGTGAGACCAACAACCTCTTCAACCTCTTTGAGCTTGCCTTCCCCGATGAGAAGGCGGCGATGATGCGCCGCATGCTCGACGCGATGGTCAGCCTGAGCGACAGCAAGAAGCCCACAACGCTTGAGAAGCTCTACGACTTCCAGCACAAATATTTCTTCAGCCAGGCGCAGGAGTATTTCCCCGCAGTGGCGTACAACGAGGACGCGCGCATCTCATACGAGGGCGGCACCATAGCCTACAACGAGGGACGTTACTCCAACGACACGCACCCCATCACGCAGTCGTTGGGCGACCACTACCTTGCCGAGCGCCGCTGGATAACACGCCGTCTGGTCTACATGATGTCGAAATACGGTTACGGACTTTTTGCCGAGAATGGCGGCGACACCATCGTGTTCCGTGCCAGCGGTAACATCATCCACTACGAGCTTACCCCGGCAATCGACCTCTACCCGACAATGGGTAATGGTACCACGCCAGTCCGTGGCAGACGCACAAAAGCCGGGGAGGTGTGCCCAATAGACATCGACCTCGGAGGAAGTGCCGACCAGCAGAACACGGTCTACGGCGTGTCGTGGCTGCTCGACATTGGCGACTGGCACGACAAGCCCGTGCAGGGCACAATGACTGTCAATGGCAGAATGCTCAACCGCCTAAAATTAGGCGACGAGTCGGATGACATAACCATTGCCGTGAGCCAGCTCAATATCGGCGACTGCGTTAATGTGAGAGTTATCGACCTGCGGCGCATTGCCACGCTGCGGGGTGAGCTTAACCTGGCAGTGTGCAGCCACCTGAGAGAGCTGTATGCGAGCGGCACGCAGCTTACTAACATACTGTTGCCTGTGGGCGGCGGTATGGAGAAGATTGTTTATCCGTCGACGGAGCAGTATATCGTGCTGAAGAACTTCGTGCTGCTGGAGAACTCAGGCGTGAACTATATGGACTGTGCCGGGAACGTCACGACATTCCAGGTGCAGGAGTGCCAAGCAATGAATCCGTTTGCCATGCTCGTGGACATCATGAAGGCTCAGGAGGCGGCAGGCATCGAGGCGCTGCGGTATGTCAGGTGCGTGGGCTTTGACGAGACGTTTGACAGCGGCGGCACGCTGGATTATGTTGCAAAGCTGGCTGACACCGAGAGGTACAGCGGAATGAATACTGACGGCGTGGCGACGGTGGACACAAAGTTGCCCGTGCTGAAGGGAACAATCACGGTTAACGGATACGCGTATGAGGACAGCATCAGGGCGCTGGAGGCTGTGTTTGACCCTACTAAGCTGGAGATAATCGTAAAGGGATATTGGGTAAGATTCGCTGACCCTGAAGTATTGAAGGTGTTGCTTGATAAATATGACACTGATAAAGATGGAGGACTGAATCAAGCGGAGGTAGATGCAATTACAAACGTAAAAGATTTATTCAGAAACAATAAAGTAGTTGAAACATTTGATGAACTGTCACAATTGAAAAATGTGAAAGAAATAGACAGGACATTTACTTCGTCATCAATAAAATCGGTTGACCTGTCGAACATAGAAGCAATAAAAAACGACGCGTTCACAAATTGTGAAGCATTGGAAATGGTAGTGTCATGCCCAAACCTTAAAACTATGCCAGGGCAGGTATTTGCCAGAAGCGGGATAACGGAAGTTTTGGATTTGGGTAACGTAACAGAATTGACACATTCGTCTGGAACTGGTTGGGAGACTGGTGCGTTTCAGGAATGTAAGAATTTAAAAAGGGTGGTACTGCCGGAAACATTGAGTAAGATTGGTACGAATATTTTCTATGGCTGCACACGGTTGGAACAGATAAATTTCCCGTCAAATATAACAGTAATAGGTAATAGGGCTTTGGGAGGGTGCGCAGCCTTGCAAATAGCTGTTGTACTTGAGAATTGCACCGAAATGGGCCGTAATGTATTTACAGGCTCCGGAGTCACCGAGATATACGCCCCAAGACTAAAAAAGACGCAAGGGGATTATACTAATTACCATTATAATAGCGGAACTTTTGCCGGCTATAAAGAAGATGTGGTAGTTTACAAAAAAATATATTTAAGGGATATAACAGAGATTGCTGATGGCTCGTTTATATATTCACGTGGATTTGAGACGCTTATAATTGACAATCCAACACCGCCCAATCTGCTTGGTACAAATATTTTTACGCATTCCCTGCAGCAACCATATATCTACGTGCCAGACGGTTCGGTGGAAGCATATAAAACAGCCACAAACTGGAGTAATTTCGCGGACAGAATAAAACCACTGAGTGAGTATGTAGAAGAAACAGAGTAAGTCGTAAATCCCTGTTGGGGGAGGGAAAGAAAAAGCCCCCAGCCTGTTAATATAGACGCCAATCATTTATTAACCAAAACGCCAGTGCAGCGCGCGGCCGGAGGCTTATACCTTCGTCCACGCTGTACTGGCGCTTTAAATAAATGATTGGCGATGCAAAATTACAAAAAATATTTGAGATGAAGACAATAGATATACTAAAAATTTGCGAAACGGCATTAAAAATATGCCAGGAAACAGGAATCAGACTGAAAGACGTGAACTATATCAGGCTATATGATGATTTTGAGAAAATGAAAATGGGGGGGCGTTTGAAGGTTTCTTATATAGTAGCCGTGCTTGCCGAAAAATATGGGCTGAGTGAGCGAAATGTTTACTACATCAAGAACAGGCTGGACAGAGACTGCAAGATTAGTGCAGTGTGATTTACCTGATTCATTCTTTTGTGTCTCAGAAAATGCCGACCTTTGCACTGAATAAAATTAAAAGAAAAATGAGAAAATTATATTTATCGGCACCGCTGCCGTTTCAAGGCCAAAAGCGTATGTTCGCCAAGGAGTACATTAAAGTGTTACAACAGTTTCCTGACGGTACAACCTTCGTTGACCTTTTTGGTGGGTCGGGATTATTGTCGCATATAGCAAAATTCCATAAGCCACATTCCACAGTAGTATATAACGACTTTGACAATTATCGTAAGCGTTTAGAGGCACTACCTGTGACCAATGCGCTACTGGCGGAACTGAGGGAGATTGTTGATGTGCTACGACACAAGCCTATATTGGGAGAGATGCGGGAATGCGTGCTGTCGTGCGTCCGCAAGTATGAGCGAGACTATGGATACATTGATTATATCACGCTGTCTTCGTCTTTGATGTTCTCCATGAAGTATGCCACCAAGTTTGCGGATTTTGAGAAGGAGACATTGTATAATAATATAAGGACAACCGATTATTCTCCGTGTCCGGACTATCTTGACGGACTGACGGTTGTGTCGGCTGACTATAAGGAGATATTTGAGCAATACAAGGATGACCCAAATGTGGTGTTTCTTGTTGACCCTCCATATCTAAGCACAGACAGCAAAACATATAAGATGTATTGGAAACTGTCTGACTACCTTGATGTGCTGACTGTGCTTGCTGGACACCGCTTTGTCTATTTCACTTCTAATAAATCCTCAATAGTGGAGCTCTGTGACTGGATAGGTAAGAATAAACTTATTGGCAATCCGTTTGAAAACTGCCACCGCAAGGAGTTTAATGCGCACATGAATTACAGTGCGACATATACAGACATCATGCTATATAAGAACATCGTTTAAACAACATTATAATACAATTAGAACAATGAACAAATATTATCAGATATTGGGTAAGATTCTGGAGACAGGAAAGACCCAGACCAACAAGAAGGGAAATATACGTTACCTGCTGAATGAGCAGTTGTCATTGACACCTGCCGACCTGCTCGATATATTTGAGAGCCACGGCATAGCCAGGAAGAAACTGAAGAATGAATTGCAACTGTTTATGCAGGGTGAGCGAAACGTGGAACGATACCGTGATGTGGGCATCAATTGGTGGGATTATTGCGGCTCAGTGCTGGTGAACAGTTATCCAACATACTTTGAGAAACTTCCACCGCTCATTGCGAAGATAAACCGCGAGAAGCGCAACAGTAAGAACTACGTGCTGTTCCTGGGCGAGACAGGAGCCGAAAGCAACCAGGCGCCATGTCTCAGCCTCGTGCAGTTTCAAATAGACGACGGCGAGTTGGTGCTGTCAGCCTACCAGCGGAGCAGTGATGCGAATTTGGGATTGCCGGCTGACATATACCACCTGTATCTGATGGCAAGGCAGATAGACCTGCCGCTGAAGTCGATAGCCCTGAACCTCGGCAATGTACACATATATGAGAATAACATAGAGCACACACGGCTACTGCTTGATGGTGACGAGAACGTGAAGTTTGGGTTGAATGTTTGA